TCCATTTACTATCACCAAGTTCTTATCATTTTTATTCCAATACCCTGATCTATCTCCAAACAACCAGTCACCTGTCTCCTTCATAATAGCAGCACGGTATCTCATTTGCATACTGAGTCCTGTAATATTTGCTAGTTGTTCTACTGTGTCAGTAGGATCAACCCTCTTCTTACCATATCTACCACCTTTATTCTTCCACCATTTACCATCAGGTTCAGCATCAGACCACCAACTTACACAATGCCTACACTCATCCCAACCATACTTTATACCTGATGTCTGTAGTGCTACAGATAAAGCAATTTGATCTCTCTTACCACCTCTCATGTACCACTTCCACCATAACATGTTTGGCATCCATGCTTCAGAGTTTCTCCACAACACTGTACCTAATGGTGAAAAGAAATTAGCAAAGTCAAATTCAGTCTCTTGTTTTATCTCTTTTGTAAAGTTTATAATCTCATATGGATTCATGAATCCTCTATGAATATACTCAGCACACTCCTCAAGATAGTAATACTTATGTGGGTGCTGCATCAAGAAGAAGTCATGGTCTCTCAGTATATTCTCACTCAACTCAAAGAAATTTACAGAGGTATGTCTTGCAGATATAATAGTATGAAGTTTAGATGCATCAATATAAACACTCTTACCTTCTATAGGACATAATATTTTTGGATGACGTGACAGTCTGACAGGATCATCATGAGAATATTTTATCTCTCTTAGTTCCCAACCCTCTTGCTCTTCTACAGTGCCATCATGGTAACATATAAAATGTTCACCTGATTTGTTAGGTGGTAGTTGGAAGTATGCATTTGTGATTGCTGTGTAGTAAATCATATCACTCCAAAGTATTTCATATAAAAATCATGATGTTTATATCTTACATACATTTTCACACTAAGTCCAGTGATTTCAAACAATAATTTCATCAAGTTATTTGTATTCAAATATTGATCCATCGCTCCATGCTGTGGATGTTTTCCTACTCTACCTTTCTTATTCTGAAAACCTAGTTTGATTCCTGAGTCATCTCTCTTGTCATAGAACATAGGTTTTGTACCTGTGAATTGTATAGCAGCATCGAATGGTATGTTGTCACGATTGACTCCTCTTGTTCCCCAGTCATACCATACCTCATCAAACTTTTTGATTTCATCAGTCAGTTTCCTCCATACAATGGTGCACTGTGGACTAGAGTAACCTCTAAAATTATACCCTGCTAGTTTTAGATCCTCACACATCTCTACTAAATGCATCTCATCAAAGAAGGCACAAGTATATCCCTCCAAAACTTCATCATAGAATGTAAACTTACCACCATGTTTCAAAGCAGAGAATGGAAATGAGTTCATACTATTGCTTATGAATTCTTTAGTAAGAACAAAACATCCGTCTATCCATACGGTGTATGAATCCTTAGGAAAAAATTCATGTGGGTGTACCTTTACATAGTATGCAAAGTCTCTTGGATCTCTTATGTTAAGATCCAACTCAACGTACTGCCACGGTCCTCTGCTTGTGTTTATAGTACCATCATGAAAACAAACATATCTTACATTCGGATCGTAGTATGACTCCTCTGGGAACACATCATAAGAATTAGTAATGCATGTGTATACTATCAGCTGACCATCAATCTCTGATCCAGATTCGTATGGTTTAGTGTCAGTAGATGCCTTTATAATAAGACTCGATATGTCTGGCGAGTTCCATATACTATTGAGTTCCTCTTGTAACTCAACAACTGACTTGTTAGTTGGTTTAGTAATATTATAAGAGTGATCGTATGGTTTTATCCTACCAGTACCAATAAGATCTATGTACTTTCTCTTTACTTTTTTAGGTGTGTTCATAAGCATAGACACACTCTCATATTTTTTATCTGTCTCTACCAAATCCTCAAAGTCCAGTCTGTCTGCTTTACATACTAAGAACTCAGCAACTGAACTAGATATCTGATCTCTATTGACACCACCCATATACCATTCTCTCCATGTCTTACACCACTCTATTACTTTCGGTGTAAGTCTTCTCAGTATGACACAGTTTATAGTCTGATGATAATCATTCAATGTATACCCTCTACTATGCATCAACCTTGCCATCTCTATGATCTCTTCTTTAGTAGAGAATCCATGAGCATGTAACTTGTTGAACTCTGCTAGTAGTGTTCTATTATATGGATGCTTTGGTAAGCATAGGTCACCCTTATATCTCTTAGCAAAATATATAAGTTCTCTTGTTATGTTATAGGAACCGTCAACCCAAATAACATAATCACCTTCATCAAAATATAGATGAGGGCAATGTTTAGGATGATATGATTTTCTGACTGGACACTCTTCCTTCTCATATAACTCTATGTAAATCCAAGGTTCTTTCTTAGTATCTATACTACCATCATGAAAACAAATATACTTACACTCTGGATCATAGAATACATCAGGTACTCTATCATACCCATTGGTAATGCAAGTATAAAAAATCATTTTTGTGATGCTTCACTCAATGTCTTCTCTGTTACATTACCTGGTTCTCTTATGAACCAACCTGTCGCAATATATTTTGACTTATCTCCTGTTAGAAATGCACCACGATGCATGTGAGTATATGCTGCTGGCCACAACACTACTGTTCCTTTCTTAGGTTGGAATGATATCTGTTGATGATAGAAGTCTGTTGCTCCACCGTTCTCATATGGAATATCATTTAGATATATCATCCATGTTAGAACTCTATCCCTATACAGGAAGTTACCATTCTCACAATGCCATATATGATAACCACCACCAGGATCTGTACGTTGTAACTTACATGTCCATGATGATACAGGGTCAGATGCATCTACCAATCCTTTATACTTCTGCACATACATTTCAAATGCCATACCTACAGACTGATTGACTTGCATAGTCATAGTCTGATCACATATCTCTAGGTATAGTTGATGATCTTTTCTACCCATACCACCTTGTGGAAACTGAGTGCCACCATCATTGAAATGATCTAATGTAAACGTATCCTCACCAATCTTAGTCACATCATGTGTTGATGGAAGGTTCTTGAAATACTTTTTGGTATACCAGAACTCAAACATGTCCACGAGTGAATCACAGAACTCTGGTTTGACAAAGTTTTCAAAGACACCTATGGCACCATGGTCTTTCATCTCTGTGAATATTGGTTGCTCTTCACTTGGTGGTGTAGTAGATGTGTTCATTGTTCTTTCAATTGATTTAGATATACTGAGGGTGGAACTCTACCCACATACTCATCAAGTTCCATGATCTCATCAATAGTATGATCCACTGCTTGGTATTCCCAGAACTCACTTAGTGCATTCTTACTCCCTTTATGGAAAATGTCAATATGTTCTTCATGAATTGAAGAACCCATGTCAGTTCTGTAATTGAATAGTGGTGTAGAATATGACTTACCACTATCAAGTATTAGATCTTCGGAGACTGCCCTCGGTCTGATGTTTTGATCGAGTTTCCATTGCGTCTTCCTTTGGTGTAAACGGATGCACTTAGTTGCATGATGACGAGTAATAAGGTAGCAAGCAGCAGAAAAGTCATTGATAAATCTATGATGTAATTTTAATGTTATCCCATTAGGATTTATAATAGTAAGTTGCAAACAATCAAAGTTTATTGGCACACGCTTACGAACTTCCTTCCATGTGAAAGTCCAACTGGTAACAGGACTTAGATCTACATCATCTTCCATGATGATTATCTCATCTAAGTCTGTCTCTTCTACAAAATATTTTAGTGCATTTAGATGTGACATAACACATGCTATCTCACCCTTGTTCATGTTATGTGGTAGAGTTCCCTTCAAAAATTCTTCGTACTCATCACCATCAACACCAGAAATTCTATGGTGGTTTTCTATCCCCCAATAGGATAGTTGTTCCTCCATATATTTTTTTCTTTCTGTGATTCGATCAAGGTTGATCCATAATACATGAGGGAATCCCTCAAGTTTGTTTATTGCTTTATTCTTTTCCGGCATCCTTGACACCATCCTTCACACCCCTGACTGTCATGTAGTCAGGATTTGCATAATATTCAACAAGTTGTTTACGTGTCTTTGTTTTTAATTCTTGCCATAACGATCTGTTCTCTTCAATATGTGGGTTGTTGAACCATGAGTTAGGAGTACGTTTGTGCTCCATATGGAAGACCATATCATTTAGTCTCAATACCTTAGAACAACTATTGAATCTATGGTACCTCTCATCATCTTCATAACCGTATGCTATAAACCCTTCGTTCTCTGCACCTAGTTTGATGTATTCCTTTGTGTCAAAGAACTGACAGAAACCAAACTTGGCATCATATTTGTTTGCCTTTCCTTGGAACGCTGCAAAGTTGAAATTAGAATTGATAAAACGAGTAACATCATTGTCATTGATAAACAACTGGTATTGAAACTCACCATAACCATATGGATATACCACTTTGATT